CAGTTACATCTGCAAGTAGAAGTGTAACAGTAGATACATTAGCGGCAAGTAAAGGTAACCTTATTGCATTACAAGGTAGCAATGTAAGGTTTATTACTCATAGCACAAATAATACAAGTAAGCCTGTAGTTTATTCTGTTAATCATGGTTTTGATAACACTGAAACAGTAAACGTCTCAGGTAGCGGTGCTTTTGGTTCATCTATGACTGTAGCAAGTGCTAGTTCAAATGCATTTGTAGTAACAACATCAAGTCCTGTTACAACAGGCAATAGTAGTTTAACAGTTACACCAGTCTTAATAAATGGCACTATATCTATAACACCTGTAATAGGAGTAGATTTATCAAGCATAAATATTGCCCCATCAAACGGCGCAACACAAGTAGGAACAGTTGTAAATACTGTAAATGCTATTAACAAATGGCCTAAACTAAACAAAGTTCCTAATGCAGATAATCAACTATATCTAACACATTCTGAGTCATTCCAAAAGACACCACAATGGTATAACGGTTTTAGAATACATACAGACTCGGCCTTTACTGCTAACAAGTTAGGCTTAACAGTTGGTAACTATGATAAATCAGATGCTACAATTAAATCAAAATTAGAGAGTTGGTTATCAGGAGCATTGGCAGAAACTAAATTTAACTATTTTACAAGTGTTTCAGTAGGTGCTGGTAATACAGGTATTTTTGCTAATTCTGTTTCAAACTTTAATAGTTACAGTTTAACAATAGACGAAGATTTAAAAGAAGCAACTTTTGGTTCACGTGAAGAAGCAAGAGATTTTGCAACAATTTGTAACAACGTTTACTTTACAAGTCAACAGTCAGGACTAACAGGTTACAATAAAGGACTACTTAATTTAAAAACTAATATAGAACTTTTAACCAGAGACGCATTAGAGGCAGGTGAGGCAGTAACAGCATTTTCAAGTCCTGAATCTATTGCAATACCAAACGGAAATGGAAACAATATTTTAACAAATCTTGACCCAGATGCATACAATACGTTCTTTGTAGAATACAGTATGAAAGATACTAATTCTAATACATCTATTAATTATAGTCGTGTAGGTTCAGTAATGTTTGGTGCAGATAAAGATCAACAAGTAGCATATATAAACGATCAATATTCAGATAGCAAACAAACTATATCAGGAATTGGCAATGTGGATCTAGTTGTTTCATATGATGTAAGTTCAGATAAGTTTGACCTAAGAGCAAACAATAGTTTAAGTCCTTCTTCTTCCGTAACGATGAATTACATCGTTCGTAAGTGGAAATCGTAAGTTAGTTTTCCATGTTTGAAAAACATCACACTTCCCAAGATCGCCAAAGAATTTGGAGAGACTTTCGCAATCGCGACGACCTTACAATAGATACAATTATACAAGAATTTAGCCACGTAAAAGTATTAGACAGATACTTAGATTACTATACACCTCAGTCATGGCCAAACATTTTTACAATACTCTATGATGGGTATTTTTGTCAAACAGGTATCACATTATTAATGATTGCTACTTTAGATTTCAAAGGCTTCATAAAAGATGAAACACTTATATTGCCAGTGATAAGTAATAATGATATAGGCAACACAGGAATAGTGCTTGAACTGAATGATACCTTCCTTAATTTCTCACCCGGAGAAGTGACCCTCAAGGAACAAGCCTTAGAGCATGGCACATTGTTTCAGACCCATAAAGTGCCAAAAAAGTCAATTTATTCTTGACTTTTAAGTAGTTTTATATTACAATAATATTTAGGTAAATATATTTTTTATAATAAAGAAAGACCAACGGATTTTACACACATGCAAGTTAAAAAGAGAGACGGAAGATTAGAAGACTTAAACATAGACAAACTACACAAAGTCGTTATGTATGCCTGCGAGGACATCACAGGTGTTAGTGCAAGCCAAGTTGAAATAAACAGTCAAATACAATTCTTTGAAGAAATAGCAACAGAAGATATTCAAGAGACACTTATTAAAAGTGCCGCTGATCTTATATCTGAAGAAACCCCAAATTACCAATATGTAGCAGGTAGATTAATTAACTATCATTTGCGTAAGCAAGTGTATGAAACATTTACACCACCATGCTTATGCGACATCATTCAAGACAATATTGACAAAGGATTTTATGATCCTGAGTTTACGGAACTTTATACCAAAGCAGAGATAGATGAACTTAATGATTACATTAAACATGAAAGAGATGAAGTGCTAACCTATGCGGCAATGGAACAATTCCGTGGTAAGTATCTAGTGCAAAACAGAGCAACAGGTGAAATATTTGAAACACCACAAGTTGCTTACATGATGATATCAGCAACACTATTTGCAAAATATCCTGCAGATACTAGAATGAAGTATGTAAAAGATTATTATGATGCAATTAGTTTATTTAAATTAAGTTTACCAACTCCTATTATGGCTGGTGTTAGAACACCTCAAAGACAGTTTAGCAGTTGCGTATTAATTGAAACAGACGACAGTTTAGATAGCATAAATGCAACTTCAAGTGCTGTGGTAAAATATGTAAGTCAAAAGGCAGGCATAGGTATAGGCGCAGGTAGTATTAGAGCAGTAGGTTCTAAGATTAGGAGTGGAGATGCTACCCATACAGGAGTTATCCCATTCTATAAATTATTTCAGTCTGCTGTAAAAAGTTGTTCACAAGGTGGAGTTAGAGGCGGAGCGGCAACATTATACTATCCTATTTGGCACTTAGAAATTGAGGATATGTTAGTCTTAAAAAATAATAAAGGCACTGAAGACAATCGTGTAAGACACATGGACTATGGTGTGCAATTGAACAAACTTATGTATGAGCGACTTATTACAGGTGGTAACATTACATTGTTTAGTCCTCATGATGTTCCTGGATTATATGATGCTTTCTTTCAAGACCAAGACAAGTTTCAAGAGTTATATGAAAAAGCAGAACGTATGACCAGTATCAGAAAGAAAAGCATTCCTGCTATTGAATTGTTTAGTTCATTTATTCAAGAACGTAAGGATACAGGTAGAATATATTTAATGAATGTTGACCATGCTAATACACATGGAGCATTTATTGAAGAAGTAGCACCAATTAAACAAAGTAATCTATGTTGTGAAATTGACTTACCAACTAAGCCATTAAATGATATTAATGATCCTGAAGGTGAAATTTCTCTTTGCACATTATCAGCAATCAATTGGGGTGTTTTAAAAGACTTAGATGAAATGCAAAAAGTATGTAATTTGGCTGTTAGGGCACTAGATGAACTATTAGATTATCAAAGTTACCCAGTAATAGCGGCAGAACTTAGCACAATGAAAAGACGTCCACTAGGTGTTGGTATTATTAACTTTGCATATTGGTTAGCAAAAAATGATAGCAATTATCAAGAACCGAATTTAGAGTTAGTAGACGAATGGGCAGAAGCATGGAGTTATGGACTTATAAAAGCAAGTGCCGATTTGGCAGTTGAAAAAGGTGCAATATCAGGTAACATGGAAACAAAATACGGCCATGGTATTACTCCTAATCAAACATACAAAGTAGAAGTAAATGAACTTATTAAACACAAAGAACGTATGGATTGGAAAGGATTGCGTAAGCAATTAGCAGATACAGGAATAAGAAACTCCACTTTGATGGCTATTATGCCAGCAGAAACGTCTGCTCAGATAAGTAACAGCACGAACGGAATTGAGCCGCCACGTAGTTATGTAAGCATTAAGCAAAGTAAACATGGTGTGCTGAAGCAAGTAGTTCCTGGATATCCAAGATTAAAAAACAAATACGATCTATTGTGGGATCAAAAATCACCGGAAGGTTATTTAAAAATAATGGCAGTCCTGCAAAAATATATTGACCAAGGCATTTCGGTAAATACATCATACAATCCGGAACACTACGAAGACGAAAAAGTTCCTATGAGTATGCTTATCCAAGATGTATTAATGTTTTATAAGTATGGCGGTAAACAGTTATACTACAACAACACATTTGATGGACAAGGCGAAATAGATATTAATAAAAAAGAAGTAGAACAACCAATGTTCGTCACTACAGAAATTATAGATGACGAAGACTGTGAGAGTTGTAAAATTTGAAGAAAAAATTGAGTGTATTAGACGTAAAAAATAAATCCGATCATACTAAAGCAAACATGTTTCTTGACGAAAATGGTGGCTTAGGTATGCAAAGATTTGATGTGATCAAATATAAGCAGTTTGAAAAATTAACTGATAAACAGTTAGGATTCTTTTGGCGTCCAGAAGAAGTTGATATTCTAAAAGATGCAACTGACTTTAAAAATTTAACAGACTTTGAACAGCACATTTTTACTAGTAATTTAAAAAGACAAATATTACTAGATAGTGTCCAAGGACGTTCACCTAATCTTGCATTACTACCCATTGTTAGTTTACCTGAGTTAGAAGCCTGGATTGAGACATGGGCATTCTCAGAAACTATCCACAGTAGAAGTTATTCACACATTATTAGAAATGTATATTCTAATCCAAGTAAAGTGTTTGATGATATGTTAGAGATGGAAGAAATAGTAAATTGTGCAGATAGTATTACAGAAAAATACGATGAACTTATAGAATTTAATGAACTAAGAAATAAAGGTTATAAGTCTTATAACGAATACGAACATAAAAAAGCAATATGGTTATGCTTAATGAGTGTAAACATATTAGAAGGTGTTCGCTTTTATGTTTCATTTGCTTGTAGTTGGGCATTTGCAGAACTTAAAAAAATGGAAGGCAATGCTAAGATTATTAAACTAATTGCTAGAGATGAAAACGTCCATTTAGCCAGCACACAGCAAATGTTAAAATTACTTCCACTAGAAGATAAAGACTTTGCAAAAATAAAAGAAGAAACATATGAAGAAGTTACCCAAATGTATTTAGATGCAGTTGCACAAGAAAAAGAATGGGCAGACTATTTGTTTAAAGACGGAAGTATTATTGGACTTAATGCAGAACTACTCAAACAGTATGTAGAATTTATTGCAGGTAAAAGAATGCATGCCGTAGGACAAGAAAAAATATTTAACACAGGCACAAACCCTCTTCCTTGGACGCAACAATGGATTGCAGGTGGTAGTGTTCAAGTTGCACCACAAGAAACTGAAATTAGTTCTTACGTTATTGGCGGAACTAAACAAGACGTAGAAAAAGATACGTTTAAAGGTTTCAGTTTATAATATACAAAATTAATCCCCCACATAAATATTAGCATGTATAATTTACAAGACGATCTCGGAAAAGTAAAATCTGTTAAACTTACAAATGGTGTTGAAGTTATTGCAACATTACTGGCCGCTGAAGATGATTATATTAATTTAGGAGAGCCTAGAGTAGTTGTTATCAATGACGACGAACTTGCATTGATTCCTTATATTTTTACAGGATCATCTGAAGAAGTAGTTGTTAGATTTACAGAAGTTCAAGCAATAGTAGACACTCTAGAACAGAGTGCAAAAGATTACGAAAGCATCATAGAAGGCAAAGAAGATTAGTATAGATAAATACTAATATGCCAAGTATAGCAAGAGTTCAAACAGATAATGCACAAGGAGTCATTACAGGTCCTGGTGCTCCCACAGTAAAAGCAGACAACAAAAAAGTATCAGTAGAAAACGATAAAGTTGCTGGTCACGGAGATGCTCCTCATTCTGCACCAACATTAACATCTAATTATTCAAGCACAGTAAAAGCAAATAACAAATATGTTGCAAAAAATGGAACTATAGCCACATGTGGGCATAGTGTTAGTTCCGAATCGACTGTAAAAGTGGATTAACAAATGGCCAATTTACTTTCTGTAAGAGGCCCGCATTCAAGAAGCACTAACAACAATTTAAGAGTCCAATGGAATATGGGAAACCCATGTAATTACGAATGTAGTTATTGCCCTCCAATACTACACGATGGCTCTAAACCTTGGTTTAAAAGTCAGGTATATATTGACACCATTGAACGACTAAACATGCATTACACGGCGTTAAACAAAGTCTTAGACTATGAATTAATAGGTGGAGAAGTAACTGTTATACCTGGATTTGAAGATATTATACGCAAAATACGAGAGTCAGGAGCAAGGTCTTTAGTGTTTACAAACGGTGGCAGAACAGTTAATTGGTGGTCTAAAGCAAAGTATTACTTAGACTCTATAGTATATACATATCACCCTTTAAGCCAGGATAAAGAGCATTTTAAGGCGGTTTTAAACGAAATAAAAGACTTTGTGCATGTTGATATTAACATAGCCGGTATAGGCGGCAGAGTCGACGAATTAGGCGTCTTAACAGAAGAGATTAGAGACCTTTTTAAAGACTGTAAACGTAATAACTATGATAGTATCAGTATATGTGTTAAAACCATGTATAAGAAGTTACTAGGCGCCCGTAGTAAGCAAGAAACATATTGGGAATACACAGACAGCGAGTTAGAAGTTTTAAGCAGACCAGGTATTAAACCACGTCCTGCACCGCCACCAGATCCTAATGCTCCAGCACCTACGCCACCAGATCCTAAAACATATATGACAGAGTTTTTATATGATGATGGAACTGCGAAATATGTGCAAAATCATCAGATAATAAATGAAGGATTAAATCAGTTTTATGGTATGAGATGCCATTTAGGAACGGAAAGCCTAAACATAGATGCTACAGGTAATATGTATAGTAGTTGGTGTGGTGCAATTAATTTTGGTAATATTGCTGATAAAGAATG